CCTGCGATCATTCTGATTCGATAAGGATGATCGCGAAGTAGCACGCAATGGCCTGGTGGCAGAGTGGTCATGCAGCGGCCTGCAAAGCCGCGTACGCCGGTTCGATTCCGACCTAGGCCTCCATTGCAATCAACGACTTAGGCGCTTATGGCGCCTTTTTCTTTGCCTGAAATCCGGCGTTTGCGGGTCAAAATCCGGCCTTTGCCACTCGTTTTGGAGTGGCAAACTGGCGTAAGCTTCTTGATTATCCGATGACGCGAGTTTTTTGCATGGCCACAAAGCGCCTCCGAAATGATGCGTGGCACTACACGATCAGGCGTGCCGGTCTGCTGCCTAAGCCGCTCTATCTGAGTTTCGCGGATGAGGCCGAGGGTGATGAGTACGTGCGTCGGGTCGAGGCGTTGCTCGATCGCGGTGTAGTGCCCGAGGAATTCGGCAAGAAGCGCGAGGTACAGGTCAGTCTCCGTGACAGTGTGCGCCGGTATCTCAAGGAACAGCACACGGCACCGGATGATCCGGGGCTGCTGCGGATCGTGTTGCAGCGGCTGCCGATCGACATGTCGCTCGCCAGTATCACGTTCACATGGGCGACTGGTTGGGTCACTGCGATGAAGCGTGAGCAGAACCTGGCGCCGTCGACGATCCGCAAACACGTGGGCGCGCTGGCGCGCTGCCTCGACTGGCTGGCTGGCCATGGTGATGTGCCGTTCAACCCGTTGCGATCGCTCGCCAAGGGTTACGCCACATATACGCCGGATGATGTGGCGGCAGTAGCTGTGATCGACGGCCGAGCGAAGGTCGACACCGAGCGCGATCGACGACTCGAGAAAGGCGAGGACAAGAGAATTCGCGACATTCTTGCTGGCGAAAAGCCGAGGGATCGTCAGCGCGCACTTGAGCTGAATCATGCCGACGCATTAAATCTCTTGTACGACACGGCGCTGGAATCGGCCATGCGACTGAGCGAAATGTTTACGCTGTCCGTGTATCAGGTCGACTTAAAGAAGTGCACGATCTTCCTTGAGAAAACCAAGAACGGAAGCAAGCGGCAGGTACCGATCACGACGGTGCTGCATGCTTTGTTAAAAGTGGCGCTGAAAAAACGCGACGAGAGCGAGCTGCTTTTTCCATGGTGGAATGGTCAAAAGGACCGAAAGAACCTAAAGCAGGCGTCGACGTTATTGTCGCGGCAGTTCGCGCGAATATTCAGCGCAGCAGGGTGCATGGATCTGCATTTTCACGATCTGCGGCACGAGGCAACCAGTCGGCTATTTGAACGCACGAAGCTGTCAGACATGGAAATTGCCAAGATCACCGGGCACAAGAGCCTGAGCCAGCTGGCCCGGTATGCGAACCTGCGCGGATCTAACCTCGCTGGCCAGCTGTGGTGATTTCGTAGGCGTCGAGGTTGGGCATGGCTGTCTTGCTGCCACGTCGGCGGGTGACGGCAGGTGTCGGGGAAGCGGCGGGCTGCTTGCGCAGCCGGCGCTTGTCGGCTTGTTTGCGGCCCTGCTCGCGTACGTAGGTGATCAGATCCTCGCGCAGCAGTACGCAATGCTTCTGGTTGCACGACAGCGCAGGCACCTCGCCGGTGTCGACCAGTTCTTTCATCGCCTTGAAACCAATGTGTAGCAGCGCAGCAGCCTGACTGAGGTCCATGGTGTCGTCGTTGGCGGCCGGTAGGGTGTTCATGCTGCCGGTGCCTTTACGCATTGCATCACCGTCTTGCGGCCTCCGAGAATTGCCCGCACCATCGGCTCACTGGACAGAATGGGGAGTTCACGCATGGCATGTACCTCGATCGACTGGAATGCTGTCGGTGCTGTAGCAACGGCTGCAGCCACTCTGGTGGCGCTTTGGTTGGGTATCTACGGAATGTGGCATTCGCGAAAAGAAGCGGAGCGTCGCGACAAAGATGCAAAAATGAGGGGTAGCGTCGCATTGGCAATGCAGGTTCCCGAAATCGCGAGACTGGTGGCTTTGTTTGACCGCATCGAAGGTCACTATGTCGCGATGAAGCAACCTGGCGCGAACATCCGATCGCACATTTTGCAACTCGCCCAGCTGGCACCTGAAATAGCCAGCAACCTGCAGGACAAGCAGATCCATGACTTTTTCGATATGCCGGAGCATCTGCGGTACAACCTCCCGACGGTCATACATGCACTGCCGGCAGTGGCTGCGCATGCATCGCGGGTGGCGCGCTTGAATCCAGGAGTTGGGGCAGACAGCAAGACGCGAGAGGAATTTTTCGCTGAAGTAGACTTCGCTCTCGATTACGCCAGTAGTTGCGGGGTCGACTTCCGAGCAGCATACGACTACGCGAAAGAGCACCTGCTGCCGATGCAACTCGAAAACATGAAGGAGCATTTGCCGGAACGATTTCAGCCGACGGCGGAAGGTTAATTGCAGAATCACGCTGCGATCGCCTCCCGCTCAGTAATGCGGTCTAGGGTTGTGCGCGCCACAATTTCGTTGTCAGCAGCTGCCGCGTGTGCTTGTGCGCGTGCCTGGCGCTCGGCTTCGTCGTAGACCTCGCGCGGTGATGCGCGCAACACAAGGTCGAGCTGATCGCGCAGGCTAGGGGCGCCGGCGTCGTCGGTGAATTGGTAGGCTGCGCCCATGAATATGGCGACGCGGCGGTCATGCATGCGAACCACTTGCGGCTTTGCCGGGCGGTTGGCGAATGGGGTGCGTGTGGCTGTCATACGGCGATGGCCTCGGCAAGTGCGTTTTGGGCGAAGTCGACACGGGCCTGCTGCAGGTCGGCCTCGATATCGTTCCAGCCAAACGCGGGCTGGTCGCGGTAGCGGTTGACGATCTGCTGCGGGGAATAGCGCTCGATCGCGCGGGCGTCGACATGGTTTCGGTGTTGCAGGTAGATGCACCCGTCATCGGCCACCCAGCACATGTGCACGCTATTACCGTGGCCGGCCTTCACGCGTACGCTGATGTTGATTGCAGCGGGCGTGAGGTTGCCGGCGATGTGAGCGATGGGACGTGTGCGTTGCATGCGACTCTCCAATAGCCGCCAGCAAAGCGCCGGCGGTAGCCTGGTGGTTGGGTGGTTACGGGGCGAGCAGCACTGCTAGGCCCCAGGCCAGCAAGCCAACGATCAGTGCGCGACGGATGCGCAGCTGTCGGAATGTAGGAAACCAGCCCTCGTTGCGGATGCTGATGTGCAGCACCAGCGAGAGTGCGCTGACGATCACGCCGGTAAAAAACATCGGGTGTGTGAGCGCATCGATCATGTCTTGGCGCCACCGCGCAGCAGATCCATTGCCTGGTGCATCTTTTGCTGCGCGGCTACCTGCAGGATGCGGGTGGGCGCTTCTTTCTCGGCGTGCAGCGCGTGCACCAGATCGAGGTAGGCGCGATGGATGGCCGCCAGCTCACGGGCCAGTTTCGACTCGCCGCGCACGATCAGCTCAGTAACGGCACGGTTCGCGACAGCGGATGCGTGGGGTAGTTTTGGCTGTGGCGGGTTCATGGTTGCCACCCGAGCAACATGGCGAGCAGAGCCACGCCGGTGCCACTGCTGGCGAGCAGCACGACGGCACCCATCAGCGCCCACACGGTGGGCATGCCGTCATGCAAGCGCCACCCCGCCTCGGCGAAGCGATCCCACCACGATGCACGTGGTGTACGCACGGCTTGCGGGTGACGCAGGGGTGCGGTGCTCATGCGGCGGCACCGACTTTGCAGCGACGACGCTGGGTGCGCATCGGCAGCGGCAGCGCCAGCTGGGCGTAGTCGGAGCCCCACTCGCATTCGGCGGCGGCCAGTGTTTCATGGCGTGCCGTGCGCGACCCACAGGAGCATTCAAGGCTGTGGCGTTGCGCGGTGGCAAAGAACAGCACTGGCTCACTGCTGCTACGGCCAGCGGTGCGTATGTGGCGCGGCTCGCGGATGCAGTTTCGGCAGCGGGTGAAGCGTCCGGCTAGGTGTGTAATGACACGTTCGATCATGATGCCCTCCAGTGCCGCGTTGGGCGGCTGGAAGGAGATATTAGGTATGTCCTAACATTTAATCAATAGGTTAATCCTAATAAAAATCAACATGAAATTAAGGGTGGCCCGTTGTTAAGGCGCTTGTTTTTGATCCACTTGGGCGATAAAGCGCTTGAGCGCGTTGTATGCCTTGCTATCTCGGCTGTCGTCGATGACGGCTCCATCCACGGTGCCGCTGGTCGTGCCTACGCGCACCCATACGCGATGCGCCATGGTGATGCGACGCACGACGTCCAGTGGGACGGCAAAGGTTTGCGTGGACTCGCGCAGCACGCCGCTGGGGTTGTCGTAATCGGTGGGCGTTGCGCCTGGCTGCAAATCCACGACGCTGCCGTCGATGTTGAGCAGCGCCGACTGAATGCCGAGGTATTCGGCGCCGCTCAACTGGATGCGCAGGAATGCTCGATCGGGATGGGTTGATGACCACTGCGCACCGAGGTTGACGCAAGTTGTTGCGATTCTGCAGATGCCGCCATGCGGGTCGATATCAATCACGCGCGAGCCATCAAAGCCGCTGCGTTGAACGATGGGCGCGTGGCCGCTAGTGGTGGTGCAGCCCGTCATGGCGAGCAAGAGCGCGAGCGCCAGCAGGCGCTGGATTGGTGGCGTGTGTTTCATGGTTCCGTCCATTGGCCGCCGACGCCGGTGCGAACCGGCGCCGGTTGGCGTGTTATGGGGTTTCGATGGCCGCAAGGGCGCCGAGTAGCAGGATGCGCACGCGGGCTTGGGTGACTTCATTGGCGGCGCGGTAATTGAGGATCATGGCGACCTCGCGCGGCGAAAGTGCAGACTCATTAGTTGCCGCGTTGTCGGGCGGTGGCTTGGGTTCGGTTTGGCTGTAGGTAGTTAACCTGGCATCTTCTGATTTGTGCATACGGTCACTGGTTTCCGCCCTGTTGGAAGCGGTCAATAGTGGGCCGTAAGAAGTTACGTTTCAACCGTCGAGCGTTGACGGTCTGCTATTTTTTACGGGTTGCGCGGGCCTTTGCTGCAGGCTCCAGCGCCTTGTCGACCAGATCCTGCAGACCTTCCTCCGACATGCGGTAATGGCGCACCAGCGCAAGCTCACGAGGGGTAAGTACGAGCGGCGGCATGTCGACATAAGGGCCACCGTCGTCGGCATGCTGTGCCGTGTCGCGCTTGGGCAACTGGCCGAAGTACAGCCATTCAAAGCGCACGCTGTAATCGGCAGCCAGGAGGCGCGCGCGTTCAGGCGATGGCATATGGGTGCCGTTGAGCCATGCGTTGGCGGTGACCACACTGGTCTTGTGGCGCTTGGCGAGGCCGGTGCCGGCGCCGCGTCCGGTGTTATGGCCCACATCGGTCATGGCCTCTTTAAGGCGCTGGGCGAAATCGTGTGAATCGTGTGCTGGCGGGTGAATAGGCATGACCTAAATTGTCCCTGATTTGATATTAGGCTCGCCTTGTTGACATATTATTAGGTCAAACCTAATAATAGGGTCACTATGAATAACGAAGCCCTCGACAAAGCATGCGACGCGATGGGGAGCCAAGAGGCGCTTGCAAAGGCGCTGTACATCCGTTCGCCGTCTATCTCTGAATGGCGCAAACGCAAGCGAGTGCCTGCAGGGCGTTGCCGCGACATAGAAAAGGTGACGGGCGGGCAGGTAACACGCCATGACCTTCGCCCGGATCTCTACGGCGAGCAGGTAACGCGCCATGACCTTCGCCTGGATCTCCACAACGAGGTATCCAGCGACGCAGAAGCGTTGGAGCAGCAAGCGGCTTGATGTGTAAGGCACGTCGCCCAAGGTAGGGCGGCGTTTTTTTGGACTGTTCATCTGATGGTTCTCCCTCGCTGAGGTAATGGATATGTACGACGACCCAACCCACATCCGCGACCGTGAAATAAAGGTCCGACTCAATGACGACGAGCTGGCGCTGGTGGAAGCCGCTGCCCGTTACAACCACCGCCAGCGCGCGGCCTTCATTCGTGAAGTGCTGATGAGCTGCATTGCGGGAATCGAGCAAAAGGTTAGCGACCAGACACAGGCCGCCTGAAGGCCCTTATGCGGGGCCTCAAGGAGGGCTTGTGCCAGATGTAGGAATCGCCTTGACCACGGCAGAGCACCGCCGGCTTGAACGTATCGCGTTAGCCCAGGGCGTCACCGTGGAGCAGCTTGCGGAACAGCTGACCAAGGAATGGCTGGCAAAGAAGTTCGGACGCCCGGCCATACCGGGCAAGGTCTTACAGATGCGGCCAGCGGTCGCGAAAAGGGAAATGCAACGTGGACGTGATTGATGTGGCACAGCGACGACAGGCGGAAGAAATCGAGTACGTGCTGGCAGCTCGGCGCACGCCGCCGCGAGGCTTGACGCATTGCGAGCACGGTGACTGCGGCGAAGCGATCAGCGACCAGCGGCAACAGATGGGCGCGCGGCTGTGTATCGACTGCGCGACGGTGCACGAACAGGAGGCGCGACGGTGGGCACCGCGCGCGTACGGTTAAAGCCATGCCCGCTCAAACCATCGGAGCGCGCAGCGATGCGCGCCGCAGTGAATCAGATTACCCAAGCGCTCACGCATGGCGTGACGCCGGAACAACTAGCGCAGGCGCATACCGAGCTGCAGGCGCTGAATGCGCCACGCCAGCCGCAACTGCCGCTAAAGGGGAGGCCGTGAGCGACGGCTGGATGTCGCCGGTGCCCAAGCGCATGGGCGGGCAGGTGCGCGTCTGGCGACCGGGCCGCTCGCTGCACGCCATCGCAGATATCGTATCGACACGTGCATGGACTGGCCGCGGCGTGCGTGTTTTCCATTGGCCGGATGGCACATGGGCCATCGTCGCCGTCGACACGACGGCCGACATACGCATGGTGCGTGAGTGTGCTGCATTCCTGTTTGCCACTTATGCACGGGGTGCGCTGTTTACTCGCGTGCTGACGGAGCTGCGTTGGGCGGATAGGGAAGCCGAGGCCATGCGCGCATGATCAATATCGAGTCACTGCTGGCCAGAGTTGATCTAGTAGATATCGTCGAGCGTTTCGGCGTTGATCTGAAACGGCAAGGTAGCGACGGCGAATACAGCGGGCTCTGCCCATTCCACAGCGAGCGCTCGCCCAGCTTCACGGTGGCGCCCGACAAGGGTTTCGTGCACTGCTTTGGCTGCGGCGAACATTACAACGCCATCGGCTTTGTGATGCGCATGGAGCGCTGCGACTTCGTGACCGCCTGCCACAAGCTGGGCGGTCACGACATGGGGATACAGGCCAAGCAGGCCGTGCGTTCTGCACCGCGTCGTCGCGAAGCGCCGGCCGAAGGCGTGTGGGTGCCGATTTGCCCGGTACCGGATGACGCGCCACGCTGGTTGCCTGGCGTGAAGGGGCGCGTGTGGAACATTAAGCGCGGGCGTTGGTGGGAAGGCCTGGCGCCGTCTCGCGCCGATGCCTATCTCGATCCTGACGGCGCCCTGTTGGGCTATGTGCTGCGGGTGGATATGGGCGATGACGACAAGATCACGCCGGTGGTCACGTGGTGCATCGGTCCTCATGGACAGGCGCAATGGTGCCTGCAGACGTTCCCTGATCCGCGTCCGCTGTTCGGGCTCGATCAGTTAGCGGCAAAGCCAAGTGCACCAGTGTTGATAGTCGAGGGCGAAAAGTGCGCGGCGATCGGTGCTGGCGCACTGCCCATGTATGGGGTATCGACTTGGGTGGGTGGCAGTCACGGCGTGAAGCATGCCGACTGGTCGCCATTGGAAGGGCGTGATGTGGTGCTTTGGCCGGATGCTATCGACGGCATTGGCGCGATGCTGGGCTACATCGATGGCAGCGGCTTGTTGCATGAAGGCGTTGCGCAGCTGGCTTATCGAGCCGGATGCGCCAGCCTGCGCGTGGTCGATGTAGCTGGAATGCCAAAGGGCTGGGATATCGCCGATGCGCTGGCAGACGGCTGGACGGCTAAACAATTGGCCACATGGGCGCGATCGCGCGTGCGGATGGTGGAAGTGGAACAGTCGCAGCGGGTGGCCAAATGAGCGCCCCGTCAAAGGTAGTGGTGCAGATTGGTCAGCGCCAGAAGAAAGGCAACGGTAGTGGTGGTCGCGGTGGATCAGGTGGTGGTGGGCATAGCGTACCTGGTGAGTGGTCGAGCGATCTGACACGCACGCAAGCCGGCAAGCCAGAATCGACCACGCACAACACGCTGCTGGTGATGGATAACGACCCCGCGCTCGATGGCCTGTTCAGCCTGGATGAGTTCGCCAACAAGGTGCGGTTAATGCGCGACGCATGCTGGGCGGGTGGTGAGCGCGATGAGTTCACCGATCAGGATGGTGTGGAGTTGGCCGGCTGGCTGGGAAGCCCGACGCGTTATCAGCTCAACGTGAAGAAAGACATGGTGATGGATTGCGTAGAGGCCATTGCCCGACGGTACAAAGTGCATCCAGTGCGCGAGTATCTATCGCAGTTGCGCTGGGATGGTACGCCGCGCATCGGCACGATGTTTCCGCGTCTGTTCAAGGCCGAGGACTGCAAGTATTCGGAGCAGGCGGCGTACTGTTTCATGGTGAGCGCCGTGGGTCGCATGCTCTGGGTTGATCCTGTGGTTCGCCACAACGGCGCACAAGTGGATTTCATGCTGGTGCTGGAGGGCAATCAGGGCATTCGCAAGACGTCCGCTGTGCGAGAGCTGTTTGGCGCGGAGTGGTATGCGGAGTCGATGGAGTCGCCCAGTAGCAAGGATTTCTATCAGAGCCTGCGTGGCCGGTGGTGCGTCGAGATTGGCGAAATGGACTCGTTCGGCAAGGCTGACGTGACCAAGGTCAAGCAGGCGATCACGTCGCGCTTCGATACCTATCGGCCGAGCTATGGCCGCGTCAGCCGGTCTTTCCGGCGCGAGTGCATTTTCGTCGGCACGACCAACGAAAATGAATACCTGAAAGATCCGTCAGGTGGGCGGCGCTTCCTGCCGGTCAAGGTATTCGCCGTCGATATCCCCAACATCGTTGCAGAGCGCGATCAGCTGTGGGCTGAGGCGGTCGCGCTATTCCGCCAAGGTTATGCCTGGTGGCAGCTACCGGATGATGCGGTGGAGCAACAGGAGGATCGTTACGCTGAAGATAGCTGGCAGACCGTCATTCAAAAGTGGCTGGCCGGACGGGCGATGGACAGCAACTATCCGACACGCATTGCGCCAGCGGGTGATGGGCGGCCAATTGAATGGTGCACAACCACTGAGCTACTGGGTTGGGCGTTAGGCATTGATGTAGGCAAGCACGACAAGCCGGCGCAGATGCGTGTCGCTGCCATCATGCGGCGGCTGAAGTGGTGGCACGATCGCGTCACCGTCAACGGCTACCGCGAGCGGCGATGGGTGCCATTGAGCCAGCCAGATGGGGATAGCCATGTTCCGTTCTGACCCGCGATGGCGCTGCGATCTGCCTGCCACTGCCCAACCTGCCCAACCTCTACCCGACCTCTGCCCAACCACTGCGGCGTTGCCCCGTATGGCATTGCCCAACCTACCCAACCTTTTTGGGTTTCTCGCGTATATGTGCAAGCAGCAACCAGCAGCATCCATCTTATGTATGTGTCATCAGGTTGGGCAGGTTGGGCAGGTTGGGTTAGGCCAGTTGCACCAATGGATTCGAGTGCCCAACCTCAAGCGGGAGGGGTTGGGCAGGTCGGGCAGCCGTGCGAGTTCAAAGGTACTCCCCAGCCGTTCGGGTTGCGGGTTGCACGGCCGCGAAAACGCGGTGGTGGGAGGGTTTGAACTTTGGTTCAACAGGGGCACTCCCGGTTCACTGACCCGGTTCACTGAGGTTGCGGCATGACGGAATTGAGCCAGAGCGAATATGCGGTGGCGCGCGGTTGGTCGGCTGCTTACGTGACGAAGCTCAAGCGACAGGGTCGATTGGTCATCACTGGAACTGGCAAGGTGAACGTGGAAGCCACCGACCGGCTGATCGCCGCCACGCGCGATCCTGCACGCGGCGGCGATCGTCGCCAATCGGAAGGCGAGGGTGCTGACATAGCGGCCGAGACCCACGCTAGCGCGAGCCGCGGCAAGGAGCCTATCGAATCGGGGGCGTACAAAGATGCAGCGACGCGTGAGCGCCTCGCCAAGGCGCGTCTGGCAGAACTGGAGCTGGCTGAGAAGGTCGGCCAGTTGGTCCGCCGTGCTGAGGTAGAAACCGCGATCTTCGGGCTGGCGCGACAGGCGATGGAGGCGCTCGACGCATTGCCTGACCGGCTGGCCTCGCAATGCGCTGCAGAGCCAGATGTGGATCGTGTGCATGCGTTGCTCACGAAGCATGTGAGGAAGATCGCGAAGGAAATGGCCCAGGCGATGCCATCGACGCCGACCGCTGAGCAGGAGGCCGCGTGATGTTTGATGCGCATCCGCTCGACGTGGTGCTTACCGACGGCAACGAGATCGTCTGTGGAAGCTGGAGCCGCGGCTGGACCATGCCCGAACCCATCACGCTGAGTGATTGGGCAGACCGCTACCGCAAGCTGCCGAAGGAAGGCTCCAGCGAAGCCGGCGACTGGTACACCAGCCGCATGCCGTTCCTGCGCGAGATCATGGATTGCTTGCATCGCGAATCCAGAGTGCGCGAAATCACTCTCAAGAAATCCACGCAGGTCGGCGGTACCGAGGTTGGCATCAACTGGCTCGGCTACATCATCGAGCACGCGCCGGCACCGGTCATGTACGTGTTACCCACCATCGACATCGCGCGCAAGTTCAGCGAGCAACGCCTTACTCCAGCTATCAACCTCATGCCGGTGTTGCAGGAGCGCATTCCGCCCGCACGCAGTCGCGATGGTGGCAATACCACGCTGATGAAGCGGTTCCCCGGCGGTGTGCTGGTGCTGAGCGGAGCCAATAGCTCGGCGTCACTGGCTTCAATGCCGATGATGTATTTGATCCTTGATGAGCTCTCGAAATACCCGACCAATCTGGATGACCAAGGCGGCGCCGAACAGCAAGCCCTGGCCCGTACATCGTCATTTACCCGCCGGAAAATCCTGCGCATCAGCTCATGCACCATCAAAGATGCGTGCGCCATCAGCACGGCCTTCGATGCGGGCGATCAGAGCTATCTGTATTTGCCATGCCCGCATTGCGCGCACAAGCAAGTGCTGGTGATCGACCAGCTCACCGACGATGGCCAGTTCGTGTGTATCCATTGCGGCAAGCTCGTCGAGGAGCATCACAAAACCCGCATGCTGGAAGCGGGCGAATGGATCGCAAAGCACCCCGAGCGCAGTCACTTCCATCGCAGCTTCGCGATCTGGTCAGCTTTTGCTGCTGTCGGCCTGGGCTATACCTGGCGCGAAATTGCGGCCATGCGCGTGGAGACTCGGAAAGATCCCGCGAAAGAGGTGGTCTTCGTCAACACCATTCTCGGCGAAGCCTACGAAGGTGCCAGCCAGAAGGTCGAGGCCAATGACGCGCAGCAACGCGCGGCGAAGTGGTTGCGCCGCACGGTGCCACGTGGCGGCTTTATCCTTACGGCTGGCGTCGATGTGCAGGTCAATCGCTTCGCCGTGATCACCATTGCGTGGGGTCGCAATGAGCAGGCGTTCGTGGTCGATTATGTCGAACTACCCGCTGATCCGACGCGCAAGGAAGATTGGGACATCCTATGGGACTTCCTCGCCGAGCCTGTGATCAACGCGGCCGGCATCACCCTGCACATCAGCGCTGTCGCCGTCGACTCGGGCAACTGGACGCAGGAGGTCTACAACGCCGTGCGCCCTAGGCAGTCGCAGGGTGTCATGGCCATCAAGGGCAGCAAGGATGCCGCGCGTCCCATCATCGGCCGCGCCAGCAAGCAGGAGGTCGACAAGAGCGGACGCATTCAGCGCAGGGGCGTCAATCTGTGGATCATCGGTGTCAATTCGGCCAAGACCACGCTCATGCAGCGGTTGCTTGGTGATACCGATCGCGAGGAAGAAAATCGCCTGATTCATTTTCCAGCCGATCTGCCCGATGACTTCTACACCATGCTCACGGCCGAACGTTTCGACTTAACCGCCAAGCGTTGGCTCAAGAAACAAGGAGCCCGCAATGAAGCGCTGGATACGTTCGTCTATGCCTACGCAGCAGCGCTCAGCCCGAGTGTGCGCATCCACGTCAAACGCGAGGCGGACTGGGCCGCGCTGGAGGCCAAGCTGGAACCGCCTACTGATGACCTGTTCACTGCACCTGTGGGGCGCGAAGAAAAAAAGGGGCCTGATAAGGGACTGCAAATAGACGTCCAGACGTCCGCAGTTCCACGTGAAACGGCTGACCGATCAGCATCTTCACCAGCGCCACGCACTAATAACCCCTTTGCATCTTCCGACTGGTTGGACCGCCGATGAATGAGCAGATCAATGTTGCCGAAGCGCTGCAAGATGAGCTGGCTGCCGCCCTGCAGGAATCGCTAGGCCTGGGATTCGATGAGGCCAGCCGGTACGCAGCACCGGTGGTGCGGTACCTGCAGCAGCAGTACGGCGGCGACGAGCTATACATTCCGCAGCCCTACATGCGTCGAAACGTTGACGACATCCTCGCCGCGCGGAAGGCCGGCCAGCCGATCAAGAAAATACTGAAGGATTTCGCTATCAGCAGGCGAACCTACTATCGCCTGCTCAGTCAGTTGTGATTGCGGCGAATCGACTACTAGGATGCGGCAGCAACTTGCGGATTGGCACGATTGAAGATCAAGGCGCTTTCATTGGCCCTATTTAAAGGTGCGCTTGAGCATTTTTGATATTTGTTCTTTAGCGTAGTCAACAGCAGAGGCCCTCCCTTCTTCGGCCGCTACCTGAATCACAGAGTCATAATCGTTTAGCTCGCCACACTCTTGGCACTTGAGCAGATCGCCTGATTCGTATGTGTTCTCGGTATCGCCTTTTAAGTCACAGCCGCAGAACAAGCACTTCAGTGTGATATGGAATTCTTTGTTTTCCATCACCTGACTCCCAAGAAACTGAAAACAAACGTGGCTAAGGCAACGAGAAAACCGAGAAGAACAAACCATCCCTTGTGGTCTTCAATGTAGTCGGACACTTTCTTGGGCTTTGTGCGTGAATCTTTTATCTCTACAGCTCTTGCTCTTGATCGTGCTGCTCCCACTCCTTTGGATGTAGCACCGAGGTATCTGTATTTTTCGCCTATTGATTTATGGGAGACCCACTCATTCGCGATGCACCTGTCAACTGCTTTTTCTAGGTCACTTATAGAGTAGTCGGTCCCATGTTTTGCATTGATTTCATCTGCGAGCTTTTGGTCAACATCGAACCTAACCAAGCTCGCGGTTAGACCCTGGGCTTCCATGTAATCAATCACGTTACCTAGGATTTTGAATTCCGGCACAGTCATCCCCTAACTACCTAGCTACCTACGTAACTGATCTTTTGCACGCTAGTGGAGTGTGCCACCTTTCCGGTAAACATGGCACACGATGCCCGCGATGCTTGCGAGCATGTCCACAGCTTCCGACATGCTTGCCAGTTACCTCGCCGCCGAGTCGGCGATCCTTCGCGGCCAAAAATACCGCTGGGGCGATCGCGAGCTAACCCGTGCCGACCTGGCCATGGTGCAAGCCGGACGCCGCGAGTGGGAGCGCAAGGCTGCTGCTGAGTCACGCGGTGGTGGACGGGCCAGCGTCTCGCTGGCCAACCTTTCCGGCATGCCCATGGCGCCCGAGGGCGGCGAGGGCGATTGCCCGTGGCGCGGCCGATGAGCGCGGCGACGAAACCCGCCCTCATCGAGCGCGCTATTTTCGCGCTGTCGCCGTCGTGGGCGGCGAATCGCGCGCAGAACCGTCTTCGCGCTCAGGCGTATGGCAACGCGTACGACGCGGTGAACCACTCGCGCCTGCGCAAGCGGCAGCGCGATTTCGGCAGCGGTAACAACGTCGCCGGTCTCGCGCATCGCGAGCTGCGCAACATGACGCGCAACCTCGATCGCAACCATGACCTGAGCCGCGGCATTCTCAACACGCTGGTACGCAACGTCGTCGGCCCCACCGGCATCGGCGTGCAGCCGCAGCCGCGTGATGCCGAGGGCAACGTGCTGACGGATCTGGCCAAGCAGCTAGATGAGTTGTGGCAACAGCACAGCCTGCAGCCGGAAGTCACCGGCGAATTGAACCGCGCCCGTGCCGAGCAACTGATCGCGCGCACGTGGTTTCGCGATGGTGAGGCCCTGTGGCAATACCTTGAGGGCACGGTGCCCAAGCTCAGTCATGGCACCATCGTGCCGTTCTCGCTGGAGCTGCTGGAGCCGGACCTACTGCCGATCGACTACAACGATCCGCTGCAAAACATTAGTCAGGGCATCGAAATTGATGCATGGGGCAAGCCGCAGGGCTACTGGTTTTACAAGCAGCATCCTGGCGATCCGTTCGTGGCCATGCCCACGCTCAAGCGTCTGGCTAGCGATCGCGTCGGCCACATCAAGCTGGTGGACCGCATCGGCCAGCGCCGTGGCGTCAGCATGTTCGCTAGCGTGCTGGCTCGCCTTGATGACCTGAAAGACTACGAGGAAAGCGAGCGCATCGCCGCGCGTATCGCCGCGAGCATGGCCGCCGTCATCAAGAAAGGTGACGCGCAGAGCTACGAGCCAGAAAAAGCGGGCCAGCCGCGCAGCATGAACTTTGCCCCGGGCATGATCTTTGACGATCTGCTGCCGGGCGAGTCGGTCGAAACCATCGACAGCAACCGTCCGAATCCGAACGCGGTGACCTGGCGCGATGGTCAGATTCGCGCGGTGGCATGCGGCACCGACGTGAGCAACAGCAGCGCCAGCAAAAACTACAACGGCACGTATAGCGCGCAGCGGCAGGAGCTGGTTGAGCAAGACGCTGCCTATGGCGTACTCCGTCAGGCATTCATTGATCAGTGCACCAGCGAGGTGTATCGCCGCTTTGTCGCTGCGTGTCTCGCCGGTGGCCTGATCAAGCCGAGGAAAGGCGTCAGTTTCGCGCAGCTCAGCCATGCCGTGTACATGCCGCCGGTCATGCCGTGGATCGACCCGATTAAAGAGGTCACCGGCTGGCAGATGCAGGAAGACCGCTGCTACATCAGCGGCGCCGAGATCGTGCAGCGGCAGGGTCGCAACCCGGCCGATGTCATCCGCAGTCAGGGCAAATGGCAAGCCGACCTCAAGGCCGCCGGCATCGTCACGCAAGACGCGCCCACCGCGCAGCCCACCTACAAAAAGCAGCCGCCACTGGCCGATGACACGCCGGAACAGGCCGCCAATCCCGAGGCCACAAACCATGCGTAAACATTCCCTCACGCTTGCCATTGCTGGCCTGATGTTGGCCTGCTCGCCACACGCCCGCTTGTCTGCTGCATTCGCTGCCGCCGATGGCAACGTGCCCACCATCCGCCCGCTGATGGTGCTGCGCCCGATTGCCAACACCACCGAGGCCGAGCTGCTGGTGTATGGGGATATCGGCGACAGCTGGTGGGGCGAGTCGGTAACCGCGCTGAGCGTCGTGCAGCAGCTGCAAGCACTGCCTGCCAACACCACACAGATCAACGTGCGCATCAACAGCTACGGCGGCAGCGTGAGCGATGGCATCGCCATCTATAACGCGCTCAAGCGGCACAGCGCCCGCGTGGTGGTCACCGTCGACGGCGTGGCCATGTCCAGCGCCAGCCTGATCGCCATGGCCGGCGACGAAATCCAGATGCCGGCCACCTCGCTGCTGATGATCCACGCGCCGTGGGGCGTCGCGCAGGGCAACGCGCAGGACATGCGCGTCATGGCCGACGTGCTCGATACCTACGCCCAGGCGATGGCTGGTGCCTACGCGAACAAAACCGCGAAGCCCAACGCCGACATGCTGGCGCTGCTGTCGGATGGGCAGGACCACTACTACACCGGCGAGCAGGCCGTCGCCGAGGGTTTCGCTGACGCGCTGGTCGACGCCACGGCCGACCTCGGCGACGAAACAGACAATCAGAACGCGAGCGCACGGGCCGCTGGCGTCAATCGCCTGCTGGCGGGTGCGCCTGATCACATCAAGCAGATCGCTGTGGCCGCCGCTGCGCGTCATCCGGCCGCGCTGCCCGAACAGGCCAAGCCGCGCATGCGTATGCCGGCAGGTTTCGATGCGCAATCCCTCGAACAGGCGCTGGCATCCGCCAGCGGTCAACAGGCCCTGATGGCCGCACTCACTACGGCCGCCACGGCCGAATCCGGAGATGTAGATATGAAACTTCGCAAGCTGTTTGCCGCGGGCTTCCGCAACAAGCTCGGTGCGGACGGTGGCGAAGGTGGCGGCGGTGTTGCCGCTACCGTCGCCGACGTCCACGCCGCGCTGCGTACCCGCAACGATGAAATCAAGGCCGTACTGGAACCGTATATGCGCCGCGAGGGAGTGAGTGCGCTGTACACCGCTGCCTTGGTTGATCCCTCAGTCACTGTCGACAGCGTGCGCGCCAGCTTGTTGCCGATCCTCGGCGGCGCGTCCGAGCCCGCAGGCACCACCATGCACATCGAGATGGGCGCCAGCGAGTCGGAGAAGCTGCGTGCTGCCGGTGAGCAGATCCTGTTGGCACGTGCGGGTGTCATCAAGGGCGCGGAAGCGGAAAGGGCACGTCAGGGCAATCCTTTCGCGCGCAGCACCATGATCAACATGGCGGAGCAGTTCTTGATTCGCGCCGGCGCGAATACCCGCGACATGGGTCGGGATGAGATCGCCCGCCGCGCACTCGCTGCGGGTGGCCAGACCACGGGCGACTTCCCCGTGTTGCTGGAGAACGTGCTGCATAAGACGCTGGTGGGTGGCTACAACCTCGCCTCATTCACGTGGACGCGCTTCTGTTCCACTGGCACGCTGTCTGACTACCGGCCGCATGGTCGATATCACTTAAGTTCGTTCTCCGACCTCAAGGGCGTCAATGAGGCCGGCGAATACGAAACCGGTGTGCTGGGTGATGCGCAGAAGGAAACCATCATCGGTCAGCGCAAGGGCCGCATCTTGCAGATCACGCCTGAGGTGCTGATCAACGATGACCTCGGTGGCATCACTCGCATCGCAGCGGCACTGGGCCAGGCCGCCGGGCGCACGATTGAAAAGGATGTCTATGCGCTGTTCGCGATGAACGGTGGCGCCGGTCCGACGATGAACGATGGCAAGCCGTTATTCCACACCAGCCACGGCAATATTGCCAGTACCGGCGATGCTCCCACGGTCGCCGCCTTCGATCTGATTCGCCAGCAATTGGCCAACCAGAAAGATCCGGCCGGCAACGATTTCCTCGACATCACGGCGGCCCTTTGGCTCGGCCCGTTGTCACTGGGTGGTCAGGCGCGCGTGACCAACGAAGCGCAGTACGACGTCGACGTATCCAACAAGTTCGAAGTGCCCAATAAGTCGCGCGGCATGTTCCGTGATCTGGTGGACACCCCGCGCCTGTCCGGCACCGCGTGGTACGGCTTGGCTGATCCGGGCATCGAGCCGGTGATCGAGGTGGCGTTTCTCGACGGCATCCAGACCCCGACGCTGGAACAGGAAACCAACTTCCGCACCGATGGCCTCGCCTGGAAAGCCGTGCACCGCTACGGCACCGCGGCGGTGGGCTGGCGTGGCGCGATCAAGAACCCGGGCAAGTAATCACCCCAGTGGTGGCGCGGGTCGCCCGCGCCACGGCGGCACACCTATTCCCGTTTCGGAGCAGATCCCATGACCACGCGATACATCAAGCCTGGCGAAGCGCTTGACCATACCAACAACAGCACCGCTGCCATCAACGTCAACGACGTCATCGTCGCCGGTGCGTTGATTGCCGTTGCCGCCACCAACATCGCCGTTGGCGCCACCGGCACCATGCTGGCCAACGGCGTGTTCACGCTACCCAAGAAAGCCGGTACCGCGATGCCCGAAGGCACCCGGGTTACCTGGTCAGTGGCGGACACGGCATTTATCGTCGGCGCGGGCATCGCCGGTGACGTTGCCAATGCCGGCATCGTGGTGGAAGCCGACGCAGCGGCTGGCGACACCAGTGCCCGCGTGCTGATCGCGCCCGGCCTCGGCAGCAAGGTCTAAACCATGCTGGACGACTTCGCCGCGATGCATCGTGAACTGCTCGCTGTCCTCGGGGACAAAGAGCCGGGCACGATTGCGCGCGGCGACGTCGTTTCCGATCCCATCCTGATGTTTGTGGATGACGCCGTGCAGGACCTTGGTCAGTACGGCCGCGTGGTCAGCAACAAGCGCGTCATTGGCATGATGAAAGCGGACTGGATGCCTGCACGCGGCGACGTCATCCGTGTGCGTGGGCGCACCAGCAAGGTGGAAGAAATCGTTAGCGACGACGGCATTCTCGTCGTGGTGGTGATGCATGGCTGATCCACTGAGGAATCCGCCCATCATCACTACGCCCTCGCGTACCTGGTCGCTGATCAACGCGCTGCAGTCGCAGCTCGCCACCATTCGCGTGGCCAACGGTTACCTCACCGACCTCGGCGCCAACATCTGGACCACTGACAGCCAGCGCACCGATGCGCTCGGTCTGATGATCTACAGCGAAAGCATCACCGGCACTGGCCTCGATCGCGAGCGTCCGGGCAAGCCGGTACGTGATTTCACCATCTTGCTGGAATGCGCCATCGGCACCGATCTGGACGATGCGCAGCAGCAGATCCACAGCGTCATTGAAGATATCGACAGCTGCCTGGCGACGTTCGCCAAGCAGCCAACGGCCCTGAACGCCCTGCAATGCACCGCGATGCACGTGGCGGATATCGCCATCCTCGATCGGCCCGAAGGTGCGCCGGTGATCGCCGCACAGGCGCGCATCGTGGCGAGGTATTTTCGATGAGCCGTTACACCCGCCTTGCCGTGGAGCTGACTGGCGCGCTCGACGCCATGCAGGACATGCAGCAAATCCCTGCACGCATCCTGCTGGCACAGAAACGCGCGATCGGCACCGTACAGCGCAAGCTGCCCACCGAGGCCAAACGCGATATCGGCGCGGAGTACAACCTGCTCGCCGGACGCATCGCCGATGGGCTCAGCGCACGCATCACCGGTGACGGCATCAGCCTGGTGGGCAAGTCGCGCGGCATCAACGCCATACAGTTCGGCGCCACGTGGAGCCGGATCAAGGGCAGCGGCCTGGTTGCCACCAGCAGTCGCCGCCACTTCACCGCCATTCGCTACCGCGGCAGGTTGCGCGGCGAGTCGGCGCTGGGCGCCAAATTCGCCATCAAGCGCGGCGCCCCGCCCGAGGTGCATGCGGGCAGCTTCATCGCGCGCGGAAAAAACGGCGCGCTGCTGGTGTTCGAGCGTGGTGGTAAGGGCGCTGTGTTGACAAAAAATGGCACGTTCCCGCGCCTGCCTCTTAGCGGCGTCTACGGCCCCAGCGTCGGCCAGATGCTCAAGCACGGCCGTCGCCCCGAGCGCCTGGTGGACTTCGCCATCCGCACCCTGCAGAGCGAGCAGGTGCGCCTGCTTGGGAGCACCCCATGAAAGTCACCTTGAACAAACCGCACACGCACGCTGGTGTCGATCACCCCGCCGGTGCCGTGATCAACGTTACGCACACCGATGCCGAGTGGCTGATCGCCGCCGACGTCATCAGCCCACCTAACGCCTCGCCACGCGGCGACACCGACACGACCACCGGAGCGCACGACCATGCAGAATCCTGAAACCTATTACTACGGCCAAGGCCGCGTCTCCATTGCCTTGCGCGATGCCATCACCGGTGCCCTCGGCAAATGGCGCTGGATTGGCGACGTCAGCGCGCTGAGCATCAAGCTGAGCGTGGACAAGGTGCAGCACAGCGAAAGCTATAGCGGGCAGCTTGGGCTGGCGCGATCGTTTCCGGCCAAGAAAACCGCCACGCTCGATATGACGGTAAACCAGATCGACACCGACAATCTGCAGTTGGGCCTGTTCGGTACCGTACTGGCGAAGGCTGGCGGCACCGCCGCTGCGGAAGCTCTGCCGGCTGGCTTGGTTGCTGGCGACGTGTTCTACCTCGCCAACCCCGGCGTGGCCAGTGTGGTGATCACCGACAGTACCGCCACTCCGAAAGCGCTGGTGCCGGGCACCGACTACGTGGTGGAAGATGCCAGCTTTGGTCGCTGCCGTCTGGTCAGCGTCGGCACCTATACGCAGCCGTTCAAAGCCGCTTATATCTATGGCGCCACCAAGTCGGTCGGGATGTTCACCGCCGCCCAGCCGAACGTGGCCGTGCGCTATGAGGGCATCAACCTGGCCGAGGGCAACGCGCCGGTGCTGGTGGACCTGTACAAGGTCGCCACCGATCCGTTGCAGGAACTGGCGCTGATCAGCTCGGGCAACGACGTCACCGGCATGCAGGTGAGCGGCGGCATTCTGCTCGACAGCAGTAAGCCGGCCACGGGGCCGCTGGGCCAGTACGGCGCGATCTCGCAGATCACGCAGGCCGTGTCGCCCTGATGACCATGGCGACCGATAACACCGATGGCGCACAGGACGCTGCCATCCTGCTGCCGGAGCGCCACGACACCATCGCCGGCACGGCGGTGGTGATGCGTGAATACAGCTTCGCCGAAAGCCTGCGGCACTTCGCACTGATCGCCGCGCTCACCGATGCCATGACCGGCGTCGCACTGAATCGCGACTTTCACGACTTCGATTCGTTGCGTGCCGCTTTCGGCGACAACGCCGACGGCGTGATGGCGCTGATCGCGATCGCCTGCGATCAGCCGCTGACGTGGGTGCGTGGGTTGAGTGCCGACGATGGCGAAGCGTTGCACATGCTGTGGTGGGGAGTGAACGCGGATTTTTTTCTGCGTCGCGTCCTGCTCAGCGTCAGGCTGCGAAAGGTGCGCGAACTGGCTGGGCTGACATCTTCGCCACCCTCACCGCCGCCGGGCACGACGCGCGAAGCCTCACCGGATACACCCAGCGACAGCTGATGCTGTTCTACGACGCGACGCTGCGTAAAGAGCGTCGTGATCGCCGGGCACGCGTCAAGGATATGGCGGCCGCTCATGTCGGCGGTAAAGCAGCCAGTGAATACATCGCGCACTTGAAGGATTGAATTACCCGCATGGCCGTCCAAGATTACGAGTTGTTACTGCGCGTCCGGGCGGACCTGATGGAGGCCGTCAAGGGCATGGACGGCCTTTCAACCAGCATCGGCGGCGCCAAGGCCGCCAGCGATGCCGTGGGCGAAAGCGCGGATCAGGCCAGCGCCCGCATCCAGAAGATGGTGCAGGCCACCAGCCAGCAGGTGCAGGTGCAGGAGTCGGCGCGATCGCAGGCCGAGCGTGCGGCAGAAACCGCGCGTAACACCATCAAGAACTATGACGATCAGGCCGCTGCGGCAAAGCGTGCCAGCGATGCGCTGGCGTCTTACCGTTCGCGCATGGCCACCAGCGCTGGCACCGGTGGTGCGGCTGCCGGCATTGCTGCCGAACGCATGGAAATGGCGAAGCTCGCCGAGCAGATCGACCCGACCCTAAAGGCGCTGGCCAAGCTCGACGCGCAAGAGCAATCGCTAAACGCCATGCGCAAGGCTGGCGTGGTTGGCATCGACGATTACACCCGCTTTAAGTCCGTGATCGACCAGAACCGTGTGGCCATCACTGGTGCCGGCACGGCCATGCACACGTTCAACTTCAACACGTCGCAGACGCGCATCGAAATGGGGCGGTTGATCAAGGATCTGTCGACCGGTCAGTGGGACCGGCTCGGGCAGACCAGCATGACACTGG